TATTAGATAATAATCTTTTTCTAGTATCAAATACATTTTCTTTTTTAGATGTTAAAAAATCCTGGTTTTCATTTTTAACAGTAAGTATGTAGTCCTTAGCTACTTTAAAAGGATTTCTCATAAAATTCTCAATTAATTTAAATGAATTTATAATTTTATCTGTTATTCTTATTATATTTTGAGAGACAGAATTACTGGACAAAGTATTTGACCTTTCAAATACATTCTCCATATTTTTAATCATCTTATCTGGTAATTTAGAAACATAATCTAAATTTCTATCAATTAGATTCTTAATCTCAATATTTTGTCTAAATAAAGCATTACTTTCCTTTATTCTATTACTAATATTAGTAGCTATGCTGTCCATTTTTTCTATAATTGTATCATAAGAAGATATTAAAATTTTATTATTTTTAATTAAATCCTCAGTTTTATTAAGTAGGCTTAAACAAAAAGAAATTATATTTTTGGTGGCATCTTCTAATTGCATAACCCCACCATTTAAAGCTTCAAATATATTTTTTATATCAGAAGCCAAAGCTTTAATTTGTTCTTCTGCTAAATTTGGTCTTTCTATTCGAATATTTTGAGATATTAAATCTAAAAGAATTTCATTATTTTCAGGCATATTTAAATCACCTTATTGATTAAATTAGTTGGCGGATAAATAGAATAGTCATGTAGTAATATTTACTATGATTAATTTTAATTTATAGAATGCAACCGTTTAATAAATAAAAAAAAGGAATGGGTAATTACATACCCATTCCATACATATTCATCTCACTAGCTTCTTTAGCTTTCTCTTGTAATATTCTTTGAATTTCCTCCATCCAGAATCTTCTTATTCTGAATGTCATCATATTAACATCATAATAAGTTAAATTGGCATAGTATACAAGTTGAATTAACTCGCGTTCTATATCTAATTCTGGATCTCTATATATTGATAAAAAATCTACTATTAATTGTGGGTTATCTGTTGCTTGGACGAAAAAACTCGAAAGAAAGTACCGCCATTTGCTCAAAATAGTCTTCACATTCAGGGCATTTTAGAGTGCTACTCTTAACATAGCCATGATCGTATTTAGACATCTCTTCTCTTAGAGCAAAAACATCTATTGCGGGTATCTTAGGCCATATTAAATTTATCATTGTTCCGAAGTCTTCTTCTTGAGTCAATATCGTCTTTTCCTCATTTGGTAATACCATCTCTTCTACGCATCTAGCTAGTTTATAGATATCGGGGCTGATTGATGATCCAAATTTTAAACTGTCTGAATGTGACTTTTCAGTCGCTTCTATTAAATCTTTCAGCCTGGTCAATCTAAATTTAACTTCAATCTGACTTTTAGGTAATACCATAGTCATGGGCTCTGTGCAATCAGGAAGGTATACAACCTCAAATTTAGATAAATCAATAGTTGGTTTTATCCTAGCACCGCAATTTGGGCAATCTAATTCTGTTTTATATGTAGAGCCATAACTCAATCCACGAATCCAATACAACAAATAAAAGAAATCTCCTATAGTAAATTCTTCTACAGGAAATTTCTCCTCTAAAACATTCTGAACTAATCTTTTTAGTATATTATAGAAGTTTGCTTTGTTAAATTTATCGATGAGCTTCTCTTCCGCTGTCAACCATGGGCGGACGTGAACTTTACCATTTTTTATGATATTATTTTTGTATAAAATCCCTCTCGATGGAAGCTCTATCTCCTCCGACCCTTGATTTAGAAAACTTAAATCTAAATTTTTTTTAGGCATCAACATCACCTTTCTTTATTAAGTATAAATCTATATTATTTTGTAACATAAGTATTAATCCATATTTATCTAAGTCGTATAACTCACTAAATACAACCTGTTTAATACCTGAAGCTATAATGATTTTTGAGCAATGTACACATGGAGATATAGTTGTATAGAGTATGCCATCTTTTGTAGGTATACCTTCTTTGGCAGCTATAGCTATGGCATTAACTTCTGCGTGCAATTCATTTAATCCAGACCATTCATGGTGTGTAGCTCTACCAAATGATTCTGGATTAAAAACTTCATCGCAGTTAATATATCCGACTGGAGTGCCGTTTATACCGGTAGAAATTATTCTTTTATTCTTGACAAGTACAGCGCCGACTTTGTGAGAAACACAATGACTGTTAGCTCCCATAATTTCGGCAATTTTTAAGAAAGTGTTGTGCCATCTCAAATCTTTGTCAGAAAATCCAAAATATTCATTTATTTTAATATCTTTTATAGTTTCATTATTTAAATCTACCATAAATGACTCTAGTTTATATACTTGAGTCATTACCTAGCACCGCCTTCGTTGTATTAATATCCGGCACGACAAGTCGTGATTCTCGTTCTTTAAAAGCTTTTATAACATCTTCATTAGTCACATGGCCAACTACATCAAAGTTATTTAGGTTTATCCAGCATATATTTGCATGATCAGAGTTACTATTAAGACTTTTATCCTTTATTTTATTTGAGATGATAAAAAAACCAGGAGCTAATCCGTAAGTAACGGATCCTCCCTGTTGAAGCATCTTGTGTATTGTATAAATTTTATTAGATTTAACAATATTTGTAGCTGGATAATATTCATCAACTACGACTATATGCTCATTTTCCATTGATGTTTCATCTTTAACCAAAAAAATTATATCACCAGGTCTAATATTCATATGATTCCTCCTCTTATTATGACTGCAGCGATATATATATAATTTAACTTAACAAATTTGGAAAATTATTATATTCGTTTTATAGTAAAGCTGTTTCCTCCAAAGACTCCTCTAACTTCATTCGATCTATAGTATCTAGATCCAATGGTTTGAGTACAAATATTAAATCTTTCTGATCTGTTATAATGTTGATAAATTTCATCCATTCACCGGTAATCATTTTTGTTTTACATCCAATTTTACCATACTTACTGAATCTGATGGTAGTTGGATAATGTTTAACAATATCTTTATATTGTTGATCATCAAACATTATCCTAAACACAACTTTATCAGTTTCATAAGTTGAAAAATCTTCAATAAACGTTTGGTGAATTTTTTTCTTTTTCTTATTACGAGCGTTAGTATCTGTTTCTATTAATTCTTTAAGTCCTTTAACTCTTTCTGTTTTAGGCTTATCTTTTTTTGGTTTAACGTTTAATAGGTTTTTTGTTTTAGATTTTCTTTTCTTCTTATCTTCTATTTGTTGATCTGTTTTATTTTCCACTTCTTTTACCATTTTTGGATCCTCCTTAAATTATGCTGTCATATCTACTGTATTATTATATCATAAAACGGTCGATCTGTACAATATCAAAAATTGAACTGTAATTTATTTCTGAACATTTAATATACTTAAGTTATATCTTAACTTTTTTATTTTTCTTTCCAGCTATATCGACTATAGAAGGAGCTGACCATTCTTTGACCAGCGCTCTGCTAAAATCAACATACATTCTCCAACTTTCAGCTGCTATGCCATCACGATTTTTGAATACATAAATAGTAGAATTATTTTGGGCATTGTCAGCTGGAGTAGCGTTAATGGTAACTCCACAATCAACTATTCTGGCTATTCCATATGATTCAGCTATATTACCCTCCGTCAAAATCTTTCCTGATTCCAATCTCTCTAATGCATCTCTGTTTAATTGTGTAGCTGTAACTATTGGAGTTTTAAATTCTATACCCAAGTTTCTTATTTGGTTATAAATAGAATCTAGTTCAAATCTTCTATCGTTATAATGATGTGTAGATCTCATAATATCAGCATAATCAATTATAATCAGATCTGGTACAAAATCTTTCACCATTTCCAATCTCTTAATAAATGTAGATATATCCGCAGCAGTTACTGTGTCTGATGGATAACGTTTAATAATCAACCTACCAATATGGTTGCTCAATACTTCTTTAAGCTTTTCGATAGCTTTCTTTGAATTAAGCTCTTCTTTAGTCAGTCCAAGCAGGCGCATATCATATCTCTGCGCGGTTATTTCCTGAGACATTTCCAATGTGATATGCAAGACGTTCTTCTTCTGAAGCAATACATTAGCGCCAACATTGACAAGATACATAGATTTTCCACAATGAGCTGGACCAGCGAATGTAAAAACTTCACCAACTCCAAATCCGCCAAACACCTCATCAAATTTAGCCCAACCAGTTGATATCCTAGGTATCTCCCTATTTTCTTTTCTTCTTAACCAACGGTTAACAATTTCCTCGTCATCATAAACATCTACGCCAAAATCATCTAATGATGCTCCAATAGTCAGCGCTTGTTCTATTCTCTCCTTAACGTTGTAGTGTTTTTTCGGATCGCCAAGATCATCAATCGATTCATATATAGCTTTTTTAAGCGCCTGACAGCTGATAAAATTTCTTATACTTTCCTCTATATATTGAAGTGTAGATGAAGATATCCTTTTATGATTGTATATCTCATTTAGTGTATCATCTAATGTATCCGAGGAATATTTTGAAGATACTAATTCTCTAAGCGCTTCTTTGGTCGGCATGCCTTTATACGCCGAATAAAAATCTTGTAATCCTTTAAATATTACTGAGTACTCGGCGATATCAAAATATCTATGATCAGTTATAACACCTAGCCGCTCAAATATTTTTGGTTCTTGAATCATAGCAGCGATAATTTGTTTTTGAAATTCAGGAGAAAATGAAAAAGTATCTGGGTTCCAACCACTTATGTTAGCCATAGCACCACCTTTTTTTCTACTTAAACATATTAGTTAATTTTTCCACTGTAATTTCCGACTCATCTAATTGTTTAATACACTTAATAAATTCATCTTCGAATTCACCTTTGAATATGTCGACTATGTCATGATACGAT